TTCTAAAGAGCAAACAATTGGTACGGGTTCATATAACTTATCAACTCAAATTACAAACGTAAGTTCTTCTTATGGTACTGTTGTAAACGTTGTTAAAAACGGATTGAGTGTATTACCTACATTAGTAACAAATACATCATCATCGTTAAAAGTAACAAACGCAAATCCTGTAAGACAAGCAACATCAGCATCATCTTTTGATACTAATAAGATTGCAAGTGGATTTGATTTGATATTAAGTGTAATTGAAAATGGAACATCGGTTCTACCAACAATTATATCAAATACATCAGCAAGTATTAAGGTAACTAACACACCACAATTAATAAGTGGAAGTGCGGCAGGAAGATTGCAGGGTAAATTAATATCATCATCTTTATCTTTGGTAATTGATGTGTTATTAAATAATGGTACAAGCTCAATTACATATAGACCATCCGCATATCCAATAGCAAATACAAATGCAAAAATAAATTCAGCATATAATCTATTAGTAAGTAACTCTAAATTTATAGTTGATGAAACTATTGCTTATATGAGTTCATCTTGGAGTGGATTTGCATATACACAAAGTAAATGTGAAAGAGATTTGACAGGAATCCTTAGTGGTTCTGCATTTGACCTTTTATATGGTGGTAATTCAGCATCTTTGTTTAATGGTAAGTTCTATTTTGATTTCCCATCTCAAGCAACTGGTTCACAATTAGACCAAACTATAACTGCATTAAAGTACGCAAGTGGATTAGCAGAAAAGGTTGTATTGAATACTGTATTTACACATATATCAGCATCACAATTGGTATCATCATCGGCATCTTACAATTCATTGAGAGAAAACAAAGGATTTATACAAAGTGAATCAATTGCATATCTATCAGCAAGTTGGGCTAAGCATGATTATAATGAAACTACTTGTAAGAGAGATATTGGATACATTATAGATGCAGTAGCAACTGATTTGTTGTATGGTGGTAACGAAAGAAGTGTGATAGCAGGAAGATATTATTATGATTATCCATCTCAAGCTACAAACGCACAATTAGAACCAACATTGACTGGTGTAAGATATGCAAAAGGAACGGCTATGAACGTAGTTGTTAATAAGCAGATATTTACAGCATCTTTGGAAGTTCAATACGCATACGATTTAATAAAAGCTAACAAACTATTCATACAAAGTGAAAGTGTTGCATATGTAAACGTTAAATACCCTAACTTAGATTATAGTGAAAGTAAATGTTATAGAGATTTAGGATATATCATTGATGGTGTAGCAACTGATTTACTTTATGGTGGAAATGAGAGAAGTAGAGATAATGCAGATTACTATTATCAGTTCCCATCTCAAGCAAATGGGTTTGGTTCGCAAGTAATTCAAACAACGGATGCAATTAAGTACGCAGCTAGAATAACAACGGCATCTATTAGTAGTACATTAATAGCAGCACCTTCTATCGTACTTAATACTTTAGAAAACATTAAAGTAACTAACGCTACACAACTTGTAACATCATCATTGTTTGGAACTGTGGCTGAAGCTAACGCAATATCGGCATCAATTTCTATTGTAGCAAATATAGTAAGAAATGGTACGGGTTCATTACCAACTTTAATTCCATATACAACTCAATCGGTTGATACTAATGTAATATACTCATATAATTTATTAAAAGCAAATATTGGATTTATTGTATCGGAATCAATAGCATATTTAAGTTCATCTTGGTCAACAGCATCTTATAATGAAGAAAGTTGTTCTCGTGACTTACGATTTATATTGAGTGGTTCGGCTGAGGATTTATTGTACAACGCAAATTCGGCATCTATATTTAATGGTGTATTCTATTATCAGTTCCCATCAGCAGCAACAAGTTCACAATTGAATCAAACTCTTGATGGAATAAACTACGCAAGTAGATTAGCACAAAATATAGTACAAAACGTAACTTATGTAACTGCATCAGCAATCGTATCAGCATCATACGCATTGATTAGAAAAAATAGAGAGTTTATACAAAATGAAACTATTGCGTATCTATCTTCTTCTTGGAGTACAGCATCTTATGATGAAGTAACTTGTAAAAGAGATGTTGGTCATATTATAGATGCGGTTTCTACGGATTTACTTTATGGTGGAAACGAAAGAAGTACAAACGCTGGGGTGTTCTATTACTTATATCCATCACAAGCGCAAGGTTCACAATTACAACCAACATTAGCAGGTGTTAATTACGCAGGACAACTTTCTAAGAATGTTGCGGCATCATTAACATTTGTGACAGCATCTCAAATAGTATCAGCATCGGTTAATTTGTTAAGAAAGAATAGAGAGTTTATACAAAATGAAACCCTAGCTTACTTAACTGCTAGCTGGAGTACATTTGAGTATGATAAAGATAAGTGTAAGAGAGATGTTGGCTATATATTAGATGGTGTAACAACTGATTTATTATATGGTGGAAATGAAAGAGGTGTATTCAGCGGAGAGTTCTATTACAAATATCCATCTAAGGCAATTATTGAAGGAGATGGTGATGGTGTAGGACAATTAGGGCAAACAATTGATGGTATAAACTACGCAAGTAGAATAGCACAAAAGATTGTAAAAAATACATTGTTTGTAACAGCATCAGTAGAGGCATCCGCATCGTTTGATTTATTAAGAAAGAATAAATCATTTGTGGCAGCTGAAACTATCGCTTATGTATCTTCATCTTGGAGTAGTGTATATTATAACGAAGCAACTTGTAAAAGAGATGTAGGATATCTAATAGATGCAGCAGCAACGGATGTATTGTATGGTGGACAAGAAAGAACTGTGATAGCAGGGCAGTATTATTACTTATATCCTTCTAACGCAATTAATTCAGGCGTACCATCAACTCTAAATCAATTAGACCCAACTCTTACTGGTATCAGATATGCTGGAAAGGTATCCAAAAAGATAATAACCAATCCAACTTATTTAGTACCATCTGCATCATTATTACTAACAGCAAAATTGTTGACAGATAATAAACAATTGATACAAAAAGAAACTATAACATTCTTAAGTTCCTCTTGGAGTAATTTAAAATATAATGAAGTAAGTTGTTCTAGAGATTTAGGATTTATTATAGATGCAATCAGAACGGATTTAGTTTATGGTGGTAATGAGAGAAGTATTGAAGCAGGTTCATACTACTACAAATTCCCATCAGTAGCAATTGTGGAAAGTTACGCTGATAATACTGGACAGAAAAAACAAACGGTAGATGGTATTAACTTCGCAAGAGGAATTTCTGAAAAGGTAGTAGCAAATACTTTATTAACTTATTTAGCACCGGCAACTAAAAGAAGACAAGCAGCTGAAAGGTTAAAATCTGGTAAGGATGAATTGAAACAAAGAGCAATTGGATATACAAATGGAGCATTTCCATATTTAGTATATAATGAGGCAAGTTGTTCACGTGATACTGGATTTATTGTAGATGCGTGTGTAACTGATTTATTATATGGTGGAAATGAGAGAGGAATTGCAGCAGCATCTTCTTACTACGATGGCCAGTACGGAAGTGCAATAGCTGTGACTAGAGACCAATTATTAGAAACATTGGAAACAAATCGTTATCTAAGAACTAGAGCAGAGTTTATAGCAGCTGGTGCACCATTGGAATCATTTGGTTCTTTGATTGTGGCAACTGGTATTGACTACTCTTATAATGGTAGTGGTGTAACATTTAAAGCACTTCCTCCAAATCAGGGTGGTAGTGGTGTTGCAAATCCATTATTTGAAATTACGGAATTGGGTGGTGGTAGAATCTTCTTCACATCCGGTAACGAAACTGGTGACTTTAGAATTGGTACTGGATTGAGTATTAATCAGGCAACTGGTACTTTGGTGGGTAGAACATTTAGTAAATCTCTATTCTCATTAGTAACTCCGTTCTCATTGGCACTACAAATATAAAAAAGAAAATAAAAAAATAAAAAAATGGCAGAAGTTTTTGTACCCTTAAATCGGTTTCAGTCAGTAGTAACAGGCCTGACTGGAGAACCTGATGAAATATATGCAACTCCGGCGGGTGTATCATCTATTGTGTTATCATGTCAAATTACAAACAATAGTTTGATAACACAACCTGTAACTATATTTGTAATATCAAATAAAGAAATACCCTTACCTGAATTTGGTAATGTATATAGTGGAAGTTCCTTTATAAGTTCTTCCGTATCTTTATTAGATTTTAGTGGTAGTTTTGCTAGTGCATCTTTATTACTTAATTCAAATAGACAATTTTTAAGAAAAGAAATAGCGGCATATACTGATAATCAAAATAGTTTATCGGAAACTCCATTTACTTTTATATCATCCTATTTTGAGCAAAATACTTTAGATGATGTGGATGCAATAAAGTATGATATAGTTAATAATACAACTATTAGAACAAATAAAGCAGCTAAAGCATATTTTGATAAAAATGGTGTATCTTTAATTGATTCAACTGAATATTCGGCATCTTTGTTCGCTTTAGATTATTTAAAAGTATTATCAAATCAAATTATAAAAAATGAATCAACAACAGGTTCGTTGGATTCACCATTATTATTTCAAAGTGGCGTTACACAATCTGTATTAAGTGGATTTACAAATGGCACAACTGCTGGTATATCAGCATCTATATATGTAGTAAATTCTTTAGTAGATGTTATAAAAGCTACAATTGAATCTCCTGTACTTGTTGAACAAGAAGCTGTGAGATTGGTTACTAACGTATCAATTCCGCCAGCAGATTCTTTATCTCCTGTTGTTTCTGGTAAATTAGTATTAGAAGAAACTTATGGATTTATTGTTTCTGGTTCACCTGAATTAACTGTGGTTCTTTCCTTGTTAGAAAGTGCAAATGAATAACAATAATATCATTGATTGATATTTATAAGGGATTCTCTATATTTATAACAAAGCTGGAAAGTAACGCATGGCAATTAGTAATCTATTAACAGGAAGGGTAAGGGTTGTAAGCCCAAAAAATGTAACATCTGACAGATATCAGTTTTTGGATTTGTCACAGGCCGAACCAAATTTTGGAGTCCCATCGTTCAGCGCATCTCTTTATGATAATCCAGCGATATTAGTTTCAGATTCCGATGGAAATAGAGGATTTGTTCAATTACCATCATCCACAAAATTAGTAACTGGTTCAATAACGGCATCTGTAACTCCTGAATATGGATTTCAGGTAGTTTCTGTAGATAGTGGTTCTCAATTTACTGGTAGTGTATTTGTAAGTGGTAGTGTAACGGCCAATTATTTTATTGGAGATGGTTCACAACTTACAAATGTTGCATCGACTGTAGCACCTAGAATTGCTAGTGGTAGTGCAACCGCATCTATTTCTCCTGATTTGGGATTGCAAATAAATGTTGATACTACAATATTAGGAAATCTTTATGTATCCCAATCAATAATTGCAGACCAACTTATTGTTAATTTAATCTCATCGTCTGTAATTTTTTCGTCTGGGTCTAATATATTTGGAAACACCAATACTAATATCCAACAATTTACTGGTTCTGTTCAAATACAAACGGAATTAATAGCGGGATATGTAACAGCATCATCTTTTAGTGGTTCATTTACTGGAGATGGTAGTAATTTATTTAATGTACCTGCCGCAACTTCTCCTAGAATTGTTTCTGGTTCTGCAACAGCATCCATATCTCCGAATGAGGGATTATTAGTTAATACTGGAGTAACTATTGCGGATTATTTAATAGTTACTGGTTCGGCAACATTTTATTCAGCTGTATCCGCTTCAGTATTTAGTGGTAGTGGTGAATCATTGTTTAATTTACCTGACTCAAAAAGAATAGCAAGTGGTAGTGTAACCGCATCTGTAAGTCCTGATTCTGGATTTATTGTTGAATCATTAATTAAAGGTTCTCAATTTACTGGTAGTATAAATGTTAGTGGTAGTGTATTAGTACAAAGTGGTTCATATCTTGTTGGAGATGGTAGATATTTAAGCAATATTTCTTTTGCAAATTTATCAATAGATTCAACAAGAATATTTAGTGGAAGTGCAACAGCATCTATTTCACCATCAGAAGGATTTAAAGTAAATGTTAATTCAAGTATTAGTGGTAGTTTAAATGTATCTCAATCAATTATAGCATCACAATTTAGTGGCTCATTCTCTGGTTCTTTTCAAGGGGATGGTAGTAGATTAATAAATTTACCAATAGCTACTAAAATAGCAAGTGGTAGTGTAACTGCATCGGTTGACCCAAATAATGGATTTGTAGTAACATCGGTAGCAAATGGTTCTACTTTTAGTGGTAGTGTATTTTTAAGTAGCGGCTCTTATTTCTCTGGTAGTGGTAAATATATATTTGATATACCATTTGCAAATTTAACAGGAGATACAATTAGAATATCAAATGGTAATGTAACTGCATCAGTAAGTCCTGATTATGGATTTAAAGTAGAATCATTAGTAAGTGGTTCTCAATTTACTGGAAGTATAAGTGTAAGTGGAAGTATAAGTGTAAGTGGTAGTGTGACAGCATCATTTTTTGTTGGAGATGGTAGTAAATTATTTAACATACCAGCTTTAACCGCTGTATTAATAGCAAGTGGTAGTGTAACTGCTTCGGTAGCACCTGATAAAGGATTTATTGTAACATCTACGGCAAGTGGTTCTAAATTTACTGGTTCAATAAATGTAAGTGGTAGTGTAACTGCATTTAATTTTTATGGTTCTGCATCTCAAGCTGAAAATGCAAATTTATTTGATGGTAGAGAATCATCAACATTTGCAACAACTGGTTCAAACTTATTTACTGGTTCTCAATTTATTACTGGTAGCTTAACTGCTAATTTCTTTATTGGGGATGGTTCTGGATTAACTGGAGTAAGAGCTGATGTTACACCTCGTATAGCAAGTGGTAGTGTAACGGCATCTATATCTCCTGATACTGGATTATTAGTAAACACAACTGTATCAGCATCTTCATTTAGTGGTAGTGGTGATGGATTATTTAATATTCCATTATCTGCATTTAGTAGTGAAGTATCTAGAATAGCAACTGGTAGTATAACAGCATCTGTTAATCCTGATTATGGATTTAGAGTAGAATCTATTAGTAGTGGTTCTCAGTTTACGGGTTCATTATTTGTAAGTGGTAATATCCAAGTATCTTCTGGTTCATTTTTTAGTGGTAGTGGTGAGGGATTATTTAATATACCATTTGCATCTATATCTGGAGAAATATCAAAAATTTCAAGCGGTTCTGCAACGGCATCAATTTCTCCTGATAAAGGATTTGAAATAAATGTAAATACAAGAATAACTGGCTCTCTATTAGTAGTTAGTTCTAGTAATTTTTTATCATCAGTATCTGCATCTATATTTAGTGGTAGTGGTGAATCTTTATTTAATATTCCATTAGCAGCATTAGCAACGGAAGCTCTAAGAATAGCAAATGGTGATGTAACCGCATCTGTTTCTAATGATGGATTTGTAGTAAAAACTCCATTCTCTGGTTCTCAAATTGGTTCTAGATTTACTGGTAGTTTATCAATTAGTGGTAGTGTATTTTTAAGTAGTGGTTCTTTTTATTCTGGATCTGGAGAAGGGTTATTTAATATTCCGTTTTCAGCATTATCTACTGAAGTGTTTAGAATTGCAAGTGGTAGTGTAACTGCATCAGCAAGTCCTAATTTTGGATTTGTCGTAACATCTGCTGCAAGTGGTTCTCAGTTTAGTGGTAGTGTTAGTATTAGTGGTTCATTAAGTGCATATGGAAATGGATTTATTAGTGGTACATTACTTGTAACATCTGCCTCTAATTTCTTTGATAGTACTTTAATTATAACTCGCCAATATTCTCAATTTAGTGGTAGTGTATATGGTTCAATATTTAGTGGTTCTAATTTCTTTGGACAATCATTTAGTGGTTCGCATATTGGAGATGGTTCTCAATTAACTAATGTAAATGCATTATCGGCATATGTATTACAATCTGGCTCATTCACAGCATCATTTATACCAAATATCGGATTAAAAGTTAATACAAATTTATTTGTTGAAAATGGTAGTGTAACCGCAAGTAATTTAAATTTAGTAAATAGTGCATATGTAGGAAATAATCTTTATGTAGAAAATAATATATACGCTAAACAAATATCTGTTCAATTTATATCATCATCGATAATTTATTCAACCGGTTCAAATATATTTGGAAACACCAATACCAATATCCAACAATTTACTGGTTCTGTTAAAATACAAACGGAATTAATAGCAGGATTTGTAACAGCATCATCATATACTGGTTCATTTAGTGGGGCATTTAAAGGTGATGGTAGTGGATTAATAAATATCCCAGCAACAATACCAACATTAATAGCAACAGGCAGTGTATCTGCATCTGTATCATTACAAAATGGATTTGTAGTAAGAGCTTCTGAAAGTGGTTCTTTGTTTTATGGTAATGTTATTATTACTGGTTCTAAAACTGAATTAACTTCAAGTTTATTTGTAGAAGGACCTGCATTATTTAAAAGTGGTATATCGGCATCTGTATTTAGTGGTAGTGGTGCGGGATTAACAAATTTACCAGAAACTACTAGATTGGGTAGTGGTAATGTAACAGCTTCAGTAAATTCTAATTTTGGATTTATTGTAATATCAACCGATAGTGGGTCTGTATTTACTGGTTCTATTTTAATAACCGGTAGTGTAACAATACCATCTGGGTCTGGATATTTTAGTGGTAGTGGTGAAGGATTGAGTAATATTCCATTCTCTGCTTTATCTGGGGATGCATTAAGATTAGCAAGTGGAAGTGTAACAGCTTCTATTTCTCCAAATAAAGGATTCGAAGTAAATACTTTTACAAAAATATCTGGAAGTTTAGTTGTATCATCATCGGGACATGTAGTAGATGTATCTGATATTAATAAAGTATTTGCTGTAACTAATAACTCTTCTATGGAGTATTATTTTACCGGTGCAGTTAGTGGTTCAAATCCTACAATAACTTTAGTAAAAGGAGTAACTTATACATTTAACGTAAACGCAAGTGGCCACCCATTTTACATAAAAGCTGCACCTGTAACTGGAACAGGTAGTACATATAATACGGGTGTATCTGGAAATGGAACACAGGTAGGAACAATAACATTTACTGTACCAAATACCGCACCAGCAACTTTATATTATATTTGCCAATACCATTCAATGATGGTAGGTACAATTAATATTGTTGATGAATTGGTAATACCAGCTACTATTGAATTAATTGGAGATGTGAATGTTACTGGAAGTGTAAGTATAACATTTGGTTCAACATTTAGTGGTAGTGGGGCAAACTTATTTGATATTCCATTCTCTGCATTTAGTGGAGATGCAATTCGTATAGCAAGTGGTTCTGCAACGGCATCAATATCTCCGATTAATGGATTTTTGGTAAATACTAAAGCACAATTTGAAGGTAATGTGTCGGCATCAATGTTTACTGGTAGTGGTGCTGGATTATTTGATATTCCGTTCTCATCATTTACCGGAGATGCATCTAGAATTTCTAGTGCTAGTGTAACGGCATCTGTTTCACCTACATTTGGATTTAAAGTGGAATCATTGAAAAGTGGTTCGCAATTTACTGGTAGTATAAATGTAAGTGGAAGTATTTCAATATCATCTGGGTCTTTTTATTCTGGTAGTGGTAGATTTTTATTTGATATTCCAGAATCTGCATTATCATTTTCTCCAAATAAAATAATAAGTGGTTCAGTAACAGCTTCTGTAAGTCCGGATTATGGATTTAGAATAGAATCAGTAGATTATGGTTCTGAATTTACTGGAAGTATTAGAGTATCTGGCTCTGTGAATATAGATAATTCATTGACTGTAACTAATTCGGTTATAGCAAACGAATTTAGTGGTTCATTTAGTGGTAGTGGTGCAAATTTATTTGATATTCCATTATCTGCGCTAGTACAAAATGTTTACCAAATAGCAACAGGTTCAGTAACCGCATCAGTAGACCCTAATATTGGATTTATTGTAAATTCAAACGCAACAATTACAGGTAGTTTAATTGTATCATCATCAACCACATTACAACAAGGTTTAAATGTATTGGGTAATGTAAATGTTGATACTCTTAATAGTGGTAGCTACGGAACTATTAATTTAAGTGGCTCTACAAATATAACTGGAGCATTGGATATTATAGGAGATGCTCATTTACATAATGATTTATATGTTGATGGTAAAATTATAGCAAACCAAATAGTTACTAATTTAATTTCATCCTCAATAATTTATTCGTCTGGTTCTAATATATTTGGAAATGATGTAACAAACTTCCAACAATTCACTGGTTCACTATATGTAAGTGGTGGAGTTGGTGGCGGGGTATTTTTAAATACTGGTTCAACATTTAGTGGTAGTGGTAGGGGGTTATTTGATATTCCTTTATCGGCATTAGCAGAAAATGTTTATCAGATGGCATCTGGTAGTGTAACTGCATCTGTATCTCCTAATAACGGATTTAAAGTTTATTCATTGGATGCTGGTTCTCAATTTACCGGTTCAGTTTATGTAACAGGTAGTGTATCGGCATCATTCTTTGTAGGAGATGGTTCACAATTAACAAATGTTCTTGCAATAGTAGCTCCATTTATTGGTAGTGGTTCTGCAACTGGTTCGGTAACAAGCGGGGACCAATTTATAGTAACAACAGCAAAAACTGGTTCTCAACTTGGTTCTATATTTACTGGTTCAATAGAAGTTAGTGGAAGCATTAGAGCAACTGATTATCTTATTGGGGATGGTACATATATTACAAATGTATTTGCACAATCATCTCCAAAAATTGAAAGTGGTAGTGTAACGGCTTCAGTAAGTCCTAATTTTGGATTTAGAGTACAAACTCCATTTACACAATCTCAAATAGGTTCTCAATTTACTGGTTCAATTGAAGTTAGTGGAAGTATTAGAGCAACTCAATATTTATTTGGTGATGGTACGTTTATTACTAACGTACAAGCATCAGCAGCCCCTTTAATAGCAAGTGGTTCAGCAACAGCATCGGTATCAAGTGGTAATACATTTGTAGTAACAACTGGAGCAACTGGTTCAGCTATTGGTTCTAGATTTACCGGTTCTATTGATGTAAGTGGTAGTGTTAAGGCATTTACGTTTATAGGAGATGGTTCTCAATTAACCAATGTACAAGCATCATCTGCGCCATTTATCGCTAGTGGTTCGGCAACAGCATCTGTACAAAGTGGTGATACATTTATAGTTATAACTGGTGCAACGTCTGGTTCGGCAGTAGGTTCTCAATTTACTGGTTCGGTGGCAATTAGTGGTTCACTAAGCGCATCCTTATTTGTAGGAGATGGTGGTGGATTATTTAACATTCCAGCCGCAGCATTGCAAGATCTTGAATTAAATAAAATTATTTCTGGTTCGGCTATAGCAATAATTTCACCTAATAATGGTTTGAATATTAATACAACAATATCAGCATCTCTTTATTTTGGAGATGGTGGTGGATTGTTTAACATCCCTGCAAATGCATTAACAGACCTTAAGTTAGATAAATTAGTTTCTGGTTCTGCAACAGCATCTATTTCACCTATTGATGGATTTAGAACAAATATATTTGCAGCAATTACCGGTGGTATTTATGTAACTGGTGGGAATTTTGTAGCAGCATCCGGTTCTACATATGTAGGAGATGGAAGTGGATTGACAAATATTAATATTGCAAACTTAGCATTTGAAACATCAATATTAAAATCAGGATCATTTACAGCATCTGTTTCTCCTAATAATGGATTTGTTACAAACGCATCTGCAAGTATTTACGGTAACTTATATGTTGATAAAGGAATTACTAGTTCATTTATATATTCTCCATATTTTACTGGTTCATTCAATGGCACATATACATTTAGAGGAACTGGGCCAACCGCATCTGCTGAATATGATATTTTAAGATATGATGAAGCTAGGGGATATTATATTCCTCAACCTGAATATTCAAATGTGGAAACTGTTGGATTTAGTAATGTAAACATTTTAACAATTGTTCACAACTTAGGAGTTTTATATCCGGTTGTTCAGGTTTATCAAACTGGTTCACAACAACAAATTCTACCAGCAACTATTGAATCAATTGACTTAAACACTATAAAAATTACATTTAGTGGAACTGAAAGTGGACAAGTAGTAATTGGTAGTGGGGGTAGTGTAATTAGTGGTACAATACAAGGTAATAGAGTAGTAGGAACTGTTAATTCCGCATCTTACGCAGTATATGCTGAAAATGCAGGAACGGCATCTACTTTACTTGGTTTAACAAATGAAAATGTACAACAATTATTGTCAGCATCATTACAGCCTGGCAATTACGTTTTATCATCTCAAACTGCATCGATGAGAGTATTAAGCTCATCTTACGCAGCAACTGCATCTTACGCATTAAATGCAAATATTGATACAACATTATTTGTATTAAATTCACAAACAGCTTCAATGTTTGTAGGTACAGCATCTTTAGCATACCAAGCGATATCAGCATCATTCTCTGCCAATGGCGGTGGCGGTGGTGGTTTTGTTGATACGGCTAGTTTTGTATTAAATTCACAAACAGCTTCAATGCGTGTATTAAGTGCATCATATGCTATAACAGCATCTTACGCAGCTTACGCAGCAAATGCTTCAAACGTAGACACAACAGCATTTATTAATAAGTACTTAGATAGTACTATGTTCGCAAACTTTGTTGTAACAGGAAGTTTTGGTGCTAGTGGTAGTGTTTATGTAAATAATTTATATACATCCTCTTTATCATCTTATGTATTAACTTGGAATACAACAACTCATCAATTAGAAGCTAGAGACGTAGCTGGAGCAAGTGGTACATCCGGAACATCTGGCACATCGGGAACATCTGGGTCATCTGGTACATCTGGTTCATCTGGAAGTAGTGGTACTGATGGTTCTGGTGGTACATCTGGTACTAGTGGTACATCTGGTAGTGATGGTACATCTGGAAGTAGTGGTACGGATGGCTCAGCTGGTACATCGGGAACATCTGGTACATCTGGAACATCGGGTTCGTCTGGTTCAAGCGGTTCATCTGGTAGTGATGGTTCATCTGGTTCAAGCGGAAGTAGTGGAACATCAGGAACATCTGGTACATCTGGGTCATCTGGTACATCTGGTTCATCTGGAAGTAGTGGTAGTAGTGGAACAAGTGGTTCATCTGGAAGTAGTGGTTCTGCTGGTACATCGGGAACATCTGGTTCTACGGGTTCGGCTGGAAGTAGTGGTACATCAGGAACATCTGGTACATCTGGAAGTAGCGGTTCATCTGGAACATCTGGAACATCTGGCACAAGCGGCTCATCGGGAACATCTGGTACAAGTGGTACATCGGGAACATCTGGTACAAGCGGAAGTAGTGGTTCATCGGGATATGATGGTTCATCCGGTAGTAGTGGTTCATCTGGTTCATCTGGAAGTAGTGGAACATCCGGTACATCTGGTACATCGGGAACATCTGGTACATCTGGAAGTAGTGGTGAATCTGGAACGGATGGTTCGGCTGGTTCATCTGGTACAAGTGGTGAATCAGGAACATCTGGTACATCTGGAAGTAGTGGTACATCTGGAAGTAGTGGTACATCTGGAAGTAGTGGTTCATCGGGAACAACTGGTTCAGCTGGTACATCTGGCTCATCTGGAACATCTGGAACAAGCGGTTCATCTGGAAGTAGTGGTTCATCGGGAACATCTGGAACATCTGGAACATCTGGTTCAACAGGTTCGGCTGGTTCATCTGGGTCATCTGGAACATCTGGAAGTAGTGGAACGCGTGGTACATCTGGAAGTAGTGGTACATCAGGTTCAACTGGTTCGGCTGGTACATCTGGTACAAGTGGTTCATCTGGTTCGGCTGGCTCATCGGGAACATCTGGAAGTAGTGGTACATCAGGAACATCTGGTAGTAGTGGTTCGTCTGGTTCTACTGGTAGTGATGGTACATCTGGAAGTAGTGGTTCATCTGGTTTAGACGGAACATCTGGTACAAGCGGAAGTAGTGGTAGTAGTGGAACATCAGGTACATCAGGTAAAAGTGGTACGGATGGCACATCTGGTTCGTCTGGGTCATCTGGTTCGTCTGGTTCGTCTGGATTAAGTGGAACATCTGGTACATCAGGTAAAAGTGGTACGGATGGTACAAGCGGCTCATCTGGAACATCTGGTAAAGCTGGTTCATCGGGAACATCTGGTAGTAGTGGTTCATCTGGTACATCAGGTAAAAGTGGTTCATCGGGAACATCTGGTTCGTCTGGATTAAGTGGTACTGATGGTACATCTGGAAGTAGTGGTTCATCTGGAAGTAGTGGCAGTAGTGGTACTGACGGTTCGGCTGGAACATCTGGCTCAAGTGGTACTGATGGTTCAGCTGGTACAAGTGGTTCATCTGGTACAAGCGGTTCATCTGGTTCAGCTGGAAGTAGTGGTAGCAGTGGTACTGATGGTTCTGCAGGAACAAGCGCTACAAGCGGTTCATCTGGTTCATCTGGAAGTAGTGGTAGTGATGGTACATCTGGCACAAGTGGTTCATCTGGAAGTAGTGGTACTGATGGTTCAGCTGGAACATCTGGAAGTAGTGGAGAAAATGGAACATCAGGAACATCTGGCACAAGCGGTACATCTGGTACATCAGGAACATCTGGAGAAAGTGGTACTGATGGTTCATCTGGAAGTAGTGGTATTTCTTGTTTAACATATCTTTTATCTAATGAGGATCCTGATAATCCTGCAGTGTTCGATTGGACACGATGTGATTTTACATCAGGAGACCAAATAACAATAAACCCTGGTGACCCGAATGTAGAAATTTGTGCAATTGGAGAATCTGTTGTATTAGCAAATCCACCATACGGAACAATAAATTTAGTAGGTGCATGTCATGGTACATCTGGTGTAGATGGTTTACCTGGATATACTCCTGAATTTGGAGTAGATTACTTTAATGGTACGGATGGTTCATCTGGTTCATCTGGTTTAAATGGATTAGCTGGTACATCTGGTACATCTGGTACATCGGGCAGTAGTGGAAGTAGTGGTTCATCGGGAACATCTGGTACAAGAGGTACAAGCGGCTCATCTGGTACGAGTGGTTCATCAGGATTAAGTGGAACATCTGGAAGTAGTGGTACATCTGGCACATCAGGTATATCTGGTTCAGCTGGTACATCTGGAACATCTGGAAGTAGTGGTGAAAATGGTTCATCGGGAACATCTGGTAGTAGTGGTTCATCTGGTACATCAGGAATAAGTGGTACAGCTGGAAGTAGTGGTACATCTGGTAGTGGTGGTAAAGATGGTACATCTGGAAGTAGTGGAGCAGACGGTACATCTGGAACATCTGGTACATCTGGTTCTTCTGGATATTCTGGAACGGATGGTTCAGCTGGTACATCTGGTACATCTGGAAGTAGTGGAATAAGTGGTTCATCAGGAACATCAGGAACATCCGGAACAAGTGGAAGTAGTGGTTCATCGGGAACATCTGGTATTAGTGGAGCTGGTTCAACATCTGGAACTTCGGGAACATCTGGAACATCGGGACAAAGTGGTTCGTCTGGAACAAGCGGTACATCTGGAGAAAGTGGTTCGGCTGGTACAAGCGGAACATCTGGTGTAAGTGGTAAAGACGGTAAAGATGGTACATTTGTTGGAAGTAGTGGTTCGTCTGGAACATCAGGAACATCTGGTTCGTCTGGTACAAGCGGAACATCTGGGTCATCTGGTTCATCGGGAACATCTGGTATTAGTGGAGCAAGTACAACATCAGGAACATCTGGTTCATCTGGTACATCCGGGCAAAGTGGTACATCTGGTTCATCAGGAACATCTGGCACAAGCGGCATTAGCGGTACGGATGGTACTTACTTTGGTACAAGCGGAACATCAGGAACATCTGGTACATCTGGTTCATCTGGTGAAAGTGGCTCTGCTGGTACATCTGGAACTTCGGGAACATCTGGAGCAAGTGGTAAAGATGGTACTTATTTTGGTTCAGCTGGTACAAGCGGTACAAGCGGTACAAGCGGTACATCTGGAGAAAGTGGTACATCTGGCATATCCGGCTCATCAGGAACATCTGGTGTAAGTGGTACGGATGGTACATTCTTTGGTACATCCGGAACTTCGGGAGTAAGCGGTTCATCTGGAACATCTGGTATTAGTGGAGTAGCATCAACATCTGGTTCATCAGGAACATCTGGTACATCTGGAGCAAGTGGTAAAGATGGAACATTCTTTGGCTCATCAGGAACGTCTGGAGTTAGTGGTTCGGCTGGTACATCTGGTACATCTGGTATTAGTGGAGCTGGTGCAACGTCTGGTTCATCTGGTACATCTGGAAGTAGTGGTAAAGACGGAACTTACTTTGGAAGTAGTGGTACATCTGGAGTTAGCGGTTCATCTGGTACATCGGGTCTTAGTGGAGCTGGTGCAACATCTGGGACATCGGGAACATCCGGTGTAAGTGGTAAAGACGGTACTTATTTTGGAAGTAGTGGAACATCTGGAGTTAGCGGAACATCTGGTACATCAGGTCTTAGTGGTGTAACCGCAACCGCCGGTACATCTGGAACATCTGGGTCATCTGGTACATCTGGTATTAGTGGTTTAAATGGTACATATTTTGGAAGTAGTGGAACATCGGGCACATCGGGTCTTAGTGGTGCAACGGCAACAGCAGGTTCATCCGGCACATCTGGGTCATCTGGTACAAGCGGTATTAGTGGAACTGATGGTACTTATTTTGGTACAAGCGGAACATCAGGAGTAAGTGGAACATCTGGTACATCATTCTATGGTGTAACATCTGGAACGTCTGGAGTATCTGGAACATCTGGTACATCCTTTTACGGAGTAACATCTGGTACGCGTGGTTCTGCTGGTACATCTGGAACTTCTGGGTTTTTAACTTTAACCGGTACAACTGATAATGGTATATTAACATTAAATGGTGCACAACCAAATGCAAGTGTTGAAGCTAATTTAACATTTGATGGTAGCTTGTTGACAGTAGCTGGAGCAGTATCACCAACAACATATAGAGAAACATATTCTGATTTAGGAACTGGTGGAGCAACATTCTCAATCGATTTAAGTACAGCAAACAATTTTAAGAAAACTGTAAACGCAAATGGAACGGTTACAATAACAAATCCACCAGCTGGAAAAGCATTTGGATTTACACTAGCATTAACAAATGGTGGTGGATATACAATAGCTTGGACTAGTGTTAAATGGGCTGGTGGAGCACAACCAACTCTAACAACATCTGGTACGGATATTATTGTAATATATACTTATGATGGAGGCAGTACCTATTATGGTTTCTTAGCCGGAAAAAATATGATATAATAAGTTATGGGAATAGCAAGAAGATTAATACCTAGCGGAATGGCAGAACCTTTCAAATTTACAATAGCAGTTGGTGCTGGTGGTTTATTTACTTTACCATTGAATGATTATAATGGATTAACTCCAAACTTTAGTGTAAGTTGGGGCGATGCTACGTCAAATAGTATAACAGCATATAATGATACTAATAGAGCACACACATATACATCAGCTGGTACATATCAAATAGAAATAACTGGATTCATGCCATCATTTGCAGTTGATAATAAAGCAGCAATAAAAAGTTTGATTACATCTGTTGATGCATGGGGGACTGTTGGTTTAAGAGTTATCAATTTTTATGGTTGTAATAATATTAGTACTCTACCAACTGATTATATTGGATTAGCTGATGTTGAGATATTTTCAAATTTTATGCGTTCAACTGCTATAACAACAATTCCTTCAACAATATTTTCAAATTCAACACAAGCATTATCTTTTACGGATATTTTTTCATTTACAGCCATAACAAGTATACCATCTGGGTTGTTTACTAATAATGTTAATGCTACTGATTTTGGTGCTGCATTTAGTACATGTCTTTCTTTAGCAACATACCCATCTAATTTATTTGATACTAATATAAATGTATCTGGTTTTGCTGGTACATTTAAATTATGCAAATTATTAACATCACCATTACAATTTACATATAATACTGCTGTAACTGATTTTTCTAATTTATATTTTCAAAACACAACAACAAATAGTATGTCTGGTACGGCACCATCACTTTGGACTAGAGTTCCTCAACCATATGGAGTGGGTGCATTTAAAAATTGTACTGGTTTATCAAATTTCGCATCAATACCTTCAAATTTTAAATAATTATGTATTTAAGAATTATAAACGATACTATAATATATCCATATACAATTCAACAATTAAAGTTAGATAATTCAAATGTAACTTTTCCTGAAAATTTAACTAATGCTGTTTTACTTCAATGGGATATGATTAGTGTTCAACCAACAGTAAAACCAAACGATTATACAAAAAATATTTCCGAAGGAACTCCTGAATTAATAGATGGTACATATAATCAAGTTTGGAATCAATCAAACGCATCTGAAACGGAAATTAATATTCGTATAGAAAATAAATGGATAGAAATCAGAAATTTGAGAGACCAATTACTTTTAGAATCTGATTGGACACAATTAGCAGATTCTCCGCAAATTACAAATAATGACTGGAAAACATACAGACAATATCTTAGAGATATTACCAGTCAAAGTAACCCTTTTGGTATAAGCTGGCCTACAAAACCTTAAAAGGAAATTTATTATATTTATACCTATAACAAAATTACGGATATAAATGAAAATAAATAGTCCCATTTTTTCAGGCTCAATAACGCAAGCAGTTAATGCGTATGCTACATTGAGTGGTTCGTTTACGGGCTCATTTACAGGTTCATTCAAAGGTTCTATTGATGTTCAGCAAGCATCTTTTGATTATTTAACAATTGGTCAAAGATTAATAGTTAGCGGAAGCTTAATTGTTACTGGTTCTGGAAATATAATTGGCCCATTAAATGTAACCGGTTCTACTAATATATTATCTGGCTCGGTGAATGTATTATCTGGCTCGGTAACAATAGAAGGTGTAAGTGTGTTAGATACAGCTTTAGCATATGCTATCGCATTAGGATAAAAATAAAAATAAATGGCAAATACATTTAAAAATAGTATAAGTGGTTCGATTGGTACGGCAAATACAATTGTATATCAAGCACCAGCTGCTACATCAACAACTGTAATTGGGATGAGTGTTGCAAATACTAACCTTAATAATAATATTAATGTTAGTGCAACTTTAACAAGTGCTGGACAAGCTAAGACGGTATATGTAGTTAGAAATACTACTATACCTGTTGGAGGAAGTGTAGTGTTTGTTGGTGGTGACCAAAAAATAGCAATGAGTGCAGGAGATTTTATTTCGGTACAATCTTCAGTAGCTGCATCGGCAGATGTAATTGTTTCGGTTTTAGAAATTAGTTAAAAGTAATAAAATAGATGAATGTTTTAGGCAAAAATCCTAACGGGTTTAATCAGATTAGTCAAAGTGTATTAGCGGTAACGGTAAATGGTATTGACCAAGTAAATGTATCAACATCATCGGTATCAGTTAATACATCGTTAAATGTAATAAACTCAATAACCGCATCTATATTTAGTGGTTCACAATTTAGTGGTTCGTTTAGTGGTTCGTTTACTGGAGATGCTAGTAAGTTATATAATGTAACTCAAATAGCTAGTGGTTCTATCTATGTAAAAGTAAATGAAAATAATGTACTAATAAGTGGTAGTACTCAAATTACTGGTAGTGTAAGAGTAACTGGTAGTGTATATGTAGAAACTGGTTCTTATTTTGTTGGAGATGGTTCTCAATTAAGAAATATTAATGCTGATTCAATTGGCGATATAAATAGAATTAAGTCAGGTTCAGCAATTGCTGTAATATCTCCTGATAAAGGATTGGAGATAAATATAAAAACAACTATAACAGGTTCTTTAATAGTTAGTGGAAGTGAAATAATTACTGGTAGTGTAAACATTTTAGGTAATGAAACTATCAATGGTAATGTAATTGTAAACGGAACGGAAAATATAAATGGTAACTTAAATGTTACTGGAGCTTTACAGGTAACAGCTGGTGAAAATATAACTGGTAGTTTGAATGTAAGTGGTAGTGAAAATTTAATTGGTAACTTAACAATAACTGGTAACGAAAATATAAATGGAAATTTAGTTGTTACTGGTTCTCAAATAATAACACAAAATTTAACTGTAGCTGGTACTATTGTTTCAAATCAAATTGTAACAAACATAGTATCATCATCAGTAGTATATTCATCTGGCTCAAACATATTTGGTAATTCTGTAACAAATATACAACAATTAACTGGTAGTGTAAAAATAACAGGTAGTTTAATTGTTAGTGGTAGTGTTTATGTGGATAGTATCCCATCATCATTATCAAACCAAGTATTAGTAGTTGATACATCAACTGGTCAAATTGGTTCTAGATTTGCAGCAGCAACATCCGGTACATCTGGCACATCGGGAACATCTGGTACTTCAGGAGTAAGTGGTACATCTGGTAGTAGTGGTTCATCGGGAACATCTGGAAGTAGTGGTTCATCTGGTAGTACTGGTACAGCTGGTACAACGGGTTCGGCTGGAACATCTGGAAGTAGTGGAACATCAGGAACATCTGGTACAAGCGGTTCATCCGGAACATCTGGCACATCGGGAACATCTGGTTCATCCGGAACATCTGGTACACGTGGTACATCAGGAACATCTGGAGTAAGTGGTAGTAGTGGTTCGTCTGGAAGTACTGGTTCTGCTGGTACATCTGGTTTGACTGGTACAAGTGGTTCATCTGGTACATCCGGAAGTAGTGGTTCATCTGGTAAAGATGGTTCATCTGGTACATCCGGAAGTAGTGGAAGTAGTGGAACAAGAGGTTCAGCTGGTTCATCGGGATTGACAGGAACAAGTGGTTCATCTGGTGTATCTGGTAGTAGTGGAACATCTGGTAAAGATGGAAGTAGTGGTAAAGATGGTTCATCTGGTACATCTGGTACATCTGGAAGTAGTGGAATAAGTGGTTCAGCCGGAACATCTGGCACAAGTGGAATAAGTGGGTCATCAGGAACATCTGGAACATCTGGTTCATCTGGAAGTAGTGGTTTAACTGGTGGTGGTGGTACATCTGGAATAAGCGGTACAAGCGGTACAAGTGGCACAAGTGGCACAAGTGGAAGTAGTGGTTCGTCTGGTTCATCCGGCTCTACTGGTACGGCTGGTACATCTGGAAGTAGCGGTACATCTGGTACATCAGGAATAAGTGGTTCATCTGGAACAAGTGGGGTTAGTGGTTCATCAGGATTATCTGGAACTGCTGGTTCATCTGGAAGTAGTGGTTCATCGGGAACAACTGGTTCAGCTGGTACATCAGGAACATCTGGGACAAGTGGGTCATCAGGAACAAGTGGATTATCTGGTGCTACTGGTACATCAGGATTATCTGGAACTGCTGGTTCATCTGGTACAAGTGGTACATCGGGAATATCTGGCACAGCTGGAACATCTGGTAAAGATGGAGTAATAGGTTCATCTGGTTCGGCTGGCACATCGGGAACATCTGGCACATCGGGAACATCTGGAAGTAGTGGTTCATCTGGTTCAGCTGGTACATCGGGAACATCTGGTTCATCGGGTTCATCTGGAGCACAAGGTTCATCTGGCTCAGCTGGTACATCGGGTACATCTGGAAGTAGTGGTTCAAGTGGTAGTAGTGGGACTAGTGGAACAAGCGGAAGTAGTGGTTCATCTGGAAGTAGTGGTTCATCTGGAGCACAAGGTTCATCTGGTTCAGCTGGAACATCGGGAACATCTGGCACAAGCGGTTCATCGGGAACGTCTGGTACAAGTGGCTCATCGGGAACATCTGGTATAAGCGGTTCATCAGGAACATCTGGCACAAGCGGTTCATCAGGAACATCTGGAGTAAGTGGAAGTAGTGGTTCATCGGGAACATCGGGAACATCGGGCACATCTGGAAGTAGTGGAACATCTGGTTCATCTGGTACGTCAGGAACAAGAGGTACATCTGGAAGTAGTGGTAGTAGTGGTTCATCTGGTTCATCCGGAAGTAGTGGTGCTACGGGAGCCAGTGGTTCATCTGGAAGTAGTGGTAGTAGTGGCACAAGCGGTACATCAGGAACATCTGGCACAAGCGGTACTTCAGGAACATCTGGAAGTAGTGGTTCATCCGGTTCATCTGGTTCATCGGGAACATCTGGCACAAGCGGTACATCTGGAAGTAGTGGTACATCAGGATCAAGAGGTACATCCGGTTCATCTGGATTGTTATCTTTAAGTGGTGGTACTGATAATGGTGTAATAACACTAAATGGTACTGCACCAAATGCAACCGTTGAAAGTAATTTATTATTTGATGGTACTACATTGACGGTAACTGGAAATAATACTGTTTCTGGAAATAGTGTTATGGGTGGTTTAACGGCAATTGGTAATACAACAATATATAAAGCTGGTGTAAGCGCACCAACAACTGCGGATAATACAAATAATGCACATTTAGTATTAGCTGGAACTAACGCATTAGTAAGATTACAATTAGGTACTCAAAACGTTTCACCATTCGCAGGATGGATTCAAGCATCATATGATAATACAGGTGGAGCAAATGGTGTAGAACCCATAACATTAAATCCTTTAGGTGGTAATATTAATATCAATGGTAGTACATATTATCTTAGTAATGCTACATCAAACTTAAACGCATTAACATTAGCTGGTACTTTAAATGGTACAAACGCTGTGTTTTCATCAAATGTATCAGCAACAAATTTTTATGATGGTACTGGTACATTTAACGTAAATTTAGGTAATGGCGGTTCTGAAGGTAGAGGTATTGTAGCTGGTTATAGTGGTGGTTCTTATGGAGGATTAGGATACAACGTTAGACATACAACAACAGGTGGTAGCTGGAGAGCACCATTAGCAGACACATCAACTTATTTATTATTTAATAGTGGATTTACTTTCTATAATGATGCAGGTACAACATTAAATAGATTTGCATCATATACTCAAATAGGTAGATTGGATGGTAGTGGTAACTTTACTATTCCTGGTAACTCACAAGTAGGAACTTCATATGTAGGTAACGCAACAACTTATTATGTTAATTCAGGTACATCCTATTTAAACAATTTAAGTTTAGCTGGAAACTTAGTAGCAGCTGGTGGTATGTATTCATCTGGTGTTTACAACTACGCATTCTTACAAGTAACTGATACTAATAATTTCTGGATTACACCGGGAGCTAATAACTGGGGTTTATATTTTGAAACTACGGCTGGTGGATTATTGGGTGGTAGTGGTGATTCTAATAGATTAGGTTTTGTTGGTAGTGGTGTTGCTAGATTCTATGTAGATTTAAATAATGGAACTGGTTGGTTTGGAGGAAATTTAACAGCAGGTACGATTTATACTGGTGGTGGTTCTACATATTATATTAATGCAGGTACATCTTATTTAAACTCATTAACATTAGCTGGTAACTTAACTGCTAATACTGGAACTGTAATTGGAAATGTACTTTCATTTGGTAATAATAATTCACCTTTAGTTTATTGTGGCTTTAGTGGAGGTTATTTATATAATGGATTTGCATATTCATCGGTTTGGTCTAATTTAAGACATGGTGATTTAATAACGTATGAAACATCGGCAAATAATTCATCTTGGACATCACAAACTATTACCGATACAATTAGAAATACATTTTTAGGAGAAAAAGCTATATCTTCTTATAGTGGTGGTGGATTTACTATTGATGCTAGTGGTGGCGGTAGAGGTCAAAGATTTACATTTAGTATAGGATATAAAAACTTTGATATGTTCCATGTGGTAGGTAGTACCAATGGAGCAAATATTACAATTACAGTAGAAACATCAACAAATGGAGGAAGTAGTTGGAGTACTGCATTCAGTCACAACTGGAGTAGCTGGCCTGGTAACTTTACTAAATTCTATTCTTTATTTGATTCTGCTATCAATAGAATAAGGGTATCATTCTACAATACGGGTGGTAGTGGAAATGCTGGATCTGTAGCTGCACTTGCATACTATGGTGGATATAGTGGATATAATCAACCATACCATCAAGCGGTTTATGATTACGATTATTATAGAGCATACATTAGTAGAGATACTACAATTGGTGGAAACTTAACTGCAAACACTGTATATGTTGGAGGAGCAACAACTTATTATGTAAACGCGACAACATCAAACTTAAGAGGTTTGATAGCTGGTGGTGTTGATAATGGGTCTGTAATTTTCTATCGTTCATCAAATCCATATTCAATTGGAGGTACTGATGCGGTATTGACTGTTTCTGATAGAAGTGGAGCAGACTGGGGTATTTTTGTTGACAAGACTGGATTTGATTATGGTATTTATACAACTATATCATCCGGTGGTTCTTATGGATTTGCGGTTAATGATGGTAGTGGTTGGGTATGGAGAGTAAATGGAGCAGGTAATCAATTCTTTACTAATTATCTATCTGGTAATGGTAAGCAAGCACTTGATACAACAGATAGTTATTTAAGATTAAATCAATCTAATGCATTTACTAATGGTACTTATACTCCATATAACTTTAGAGCAGATGGTAATCTTTATGTAGGTGGTACAACTTATTACATTAGTAGTGGTGGACAAGCTAACTTAAGTTCAGCATATATTGGAGCACATTTATTTGACGCATTCAATACGGCAAATATTAGAATTAGAACATCTGGAAATAGTGATGGTGGTATCGTAGTACAAAATAGTTCTGGTGGCTTCAAATTCCAATTATATGGTGATAATAGTAGTAACTATGGTTTTTTAAATGGTACATGGGCAAGCTGGGATTTGAGAAAAAATCTGAGTGATGGTAACTTGTATATGAATAATAATAGTAGTTATTACTTGAATACAAATGGTACAAGTGTTTTAAATATATTAAGAACTAATCAAGTATCAACTCCATATCATAGTTTAACATCTACATTTAACGCACTTAACTATTCAACTGGAAACGGATATTTAATTACTACGAATATTGATTATGGTACTTTCAATATGCCAACTGTAATTATTGAGGGTTATGCATATGGAAATGCACAATCAATTAATTTACAAATTGTTTGGTACGCATATGGTGGTAGTTGGACGAATCATTCATATATAAATAACGGTGATTGGGATCCTGGTACTGTAAGAATTGGTAGAAATGGGGCTGGTAAGGTGTGTATTCATCTATCATCAAACATCTATTATGGTAGATTTAACGTAAGATGTATATATGACCAAGGCTCAGGATATTTGGAAAGTTGGGCTATTACAGATGCAACTTATACTGGTTTAAGTATAATAACAACTGTTCCAAAAAATTCATTAAATACATCAATTACTGGTAACGCAACATCTGAAACTTTAGCTACTGTAACATCAAGAGGTAATGTTGCTAGTGGTGATTTAATTACTCCAAATTCATCTTATCATTTTAGAGCAAGATATGTAGATAACTCTGGTATTTATAATGCATCTCTTAATTGGTACGGTTTACAATTAGGTAATAATGGTGCAAACTATATAGTAGCAGGTAGAACTAATACAAATGGTTGGTTAGATTTCTATGTTAATAATACATCAGATTTCCCTTCTATAAACGGACAGCACGCTGTAAGAATTGATTCGGACAGACGATTATATTCATATGTTGATACTCGTTCACCTATATTCTATGATTATGATAATGCATATTATAAGTGGGATGGCAATGGTACATCAATAGGATATTTAATACAAGCTGAAGCTTACTTTAGACAAAATAACGATGGTGGTACATTCTTAGTATCCGATAACTCTGAAGCAAATAACTGGTTATTCCAAGAAAATGCTAGAGGCTGGGGTATATTTTATTTCAACAAAGGTTCTCAATCTGGACAAACTTATGGTGCATACACTATGGTTGGTGCAGAAACTGTATTTGTTGGGCAAGGTTCTGGACCTGCAATGCCAGGTTGGGTTGGGTATAATGGTAGTAGTAAAGTAAATGCAATAATATCGCACTATAATGGTTCATTCTGGACATATGGTAGACAATATTCAGCAGACAGCATGCAGGCACCTGCATTTTATGGTACATCTAGTACTGGATACTATTCAGTTCCTGATGGTACTTCTAACTTGGTTGGAATGTATGCAAACTATTATAGAGGTAATACAAACGCCGGTGGTACTGGTAACGCATCGTATCATCCATCTGGTATTTATTCATTAGGATATAACTGGTTGTATGGTGGTATTAATGCTGGTGGTAGTGATGTTGTAAGTGTAAACAATCTTACGGTTGGATATTCTGGTTGGTTCAACTCTAATAATAATAACTCATCAAGAGATGGTGGTATTACATTGTGGAGTACTGGTAACACTACTACATCTTGGATGGGATTCAAATATGGTGCAAACATTGGATATGGTACGCATGGTTATCAATCCGATAACTATGGTACTTGGTTTATAATGGATACATCTGGTAGAGCTTGGGTATTCAGAAATATGAGTACCAATACGAATGTGGCATCTATTAATAACTATGGTGATTTCTATACAAATGGTGTTCATAATGGTAGTACTTTAATTGCTCGTAGTTCTGTAAACTCAGATTACTACTATGATTATGGTGGAACATTCGCATTCAGAATTAATAGTGGAACTGGTAACACTAGAAGTATTGATTTGGGTAATAGTGGAACTGACCCATCTGCAGTAGGTTCTCAAACTGGTATTACATCTGGTACTAGAAGTGATGCTCAACCTTACTATATGATATTTGTAAGAGGACCATACAACAATGGTTACTCAACACATACTCGTTTAGTATTAGGATGGCACACTGGGGTTGAAATTGGTGGTAGATGGGATTATGGTGGAACTAGATTCTATAATAATGACCCTTATCACGGTTCTGAAATTATGTCTGTTGGTGCTGGTGACCAAAATATTAGAATTTCTAATACTCTATACGTTCCGTATATTGTAGATAGAGATAATGGTGGATATTATATTGATATGAATGGTTCATCTTATATGAATACATTAACGATGGCCAATACAATATATTCTAATAACTGGTTTAGAAGTTATGGTGGTACTGGATGGTATAATGAATCTTATGGTGGTGGTTGGTTTATGCAGGATTCTACTTGGTTAAGAACATATAATGGTAAAAACATTTATTGTGATTCATATATTAGAGCACAAGGTTCATTTAGAGTAGGTAGTGAATATTCTATTTGGGGAAACTATGGTTCATATAGCTCCTATATTAGTAGATTGGCATTTGTATCATTTGACTGGAACGCAACATATGATACATTTAATAATCACGGATATGCATCGCAAGATTATAACGCTAACTGGGCTGATTCAGTTTCATTAAACTCATTCAATGATATTACATTGAGAGTTGATGCGAATAACAATAACACTTATTCGTATTTGAGATTGATGGATAACTCAACTGGTGATAACACATTCACTTACATGAGTGGTGAGAATGGTAACCCAATTGCATATTTCTACAATAGAATGTATTCTGGTACTATGTATAATAGATACGATGGTTCTAAATACTTAGACCGTTATACTGGAGATTATACATCTTGGTATATGGGTGGTTCTAATAATGGATATTCTGGATGGAGAGTTGATGGTAGTATGGCATTGATGATACATACTGCTGGTGCTGGTGCACCTTGTGGATTCTGGCATCCTTCATATGGTTGGTCATTCTTATCATATTGTAATGGTAACGTTTATTTAGCATACGCAGCTGGTTGGAGAGCATATACTACTGATTGGGGATTCTATATTAGTGGTGATTTGAGAGCAAGTGGTAACGTAATTGCATACTATTCTGATATTAGACTTAAAGAAAATATAGAAACAATTCCTAACGCTTTAGAAAAAATCCAAAAGCTTAGAGGTGTTACTTATGATTGGAATAATGAAAAGGTAAACATTAATAGTAAGCGTGCTGGAACTAGAGATATTGGATTGATTGCACAGGAAGTTGAAGAAATAGAACCATTATTAACAACGGAATACCAAACTCAACTTACACATCAAGATTCTAAAAACGCAATGGATGCGGTTGATTTTGTTCCTGAAATGTCTCCAATGTATAAGACTATCAAATACGATAAGATTACCGCACTATTGGTAGAGGCAGTTAAAGAATTAAAAGCAGAATTGGACGAAGCAAGAGCTGAAATCAAAGAATTGAAAAATAAAAAGTAACATATTTATATAAAATAACAAAACTATGGCATTCGAATACAAATGGTCATTAACAGGACTTAGAAAGCAAAATACATCTGATAAATCAGATGTTATTGTTGGTACACAATGGAAACTTGAAGCTACTGATGAAGAAGGATATGTGGCTACATTTACTGGAGGAACTCCATTTGAAATATCTGATTTAAACGAAGATGGATTCATCGATTACAAAGATTTATCTGAAGATTTAATATTGGGTTGGGTTAAAACATATGTAAGTGGTTCGGAATCACCGAATCCTCATTATTGGCAACATATAAATGAGCAATTAAATAAACACATTGATTCACATAAATGGGAAAAGCAAGAAGTTGGTCCTAAAAATTTCCCTTGGTCTGAAGCATCTGGTAGTAATATACCTGACGCACCTCCTGTATAATATACCAAAAATATATTATTTTGAATGTCCAAAGTATAGTTTAATAAAATAAATTATGTTTTGGACATTTTCTTTATATTTATATAGGTAATATTGTACATACTCAATATTAGCATTTTAAAACATAATAATCGGAGAAATAACATGGCAGAAAGAATTGTATCCCCTGGTGTATTTACTAGAGAAAACGATTTATCATTCCTTTCTCAAGGAATCGGTGAAATCGGAGCAGCATTTATAGGACCTCTAAAAGAAGGACCTGCATTTGTACCTACAATCGTAACAACTCAATCAGAATTTGAGGAAAAGTTCGGTAAAGTAGACGGAACATATTATACTGAATACGCAGTACAAAATTATTTAAGAGAAGCTGGACAAGCTACTATCGTAAGAGTTGCAGGTATCGGAGGATACTACCAAGCAGCACCATTAGCAATAGTTGCTGGTGGTAAAATAGCTGGTGTATTATACTCAACTTCAAACGGATTCCAAAACTATGGTTTTACTGGAGGAAGTGCAACCGGTACATCTGGTTCATTTGTAATTACTGGAGCAACCGGTAGTGCAACGAATGTATCAGCATCAACAGTAACATCAGCTACAAATGATTTATCAGATGTATTTGGTGAATCTCCACTTGGACCAAAAGAAGCATACACTTATGTTTACTTTGAAAATGCAGCAAATGGTTTACCAACAGCTAGTATATCTAGTATTGTATTACCTACACAGGATTATACATTTGATGCACAGCCTGCACAAACTCCAATGGTTACCTCTCAATTGATTAGTGGTGTAAGATATGACCTTTTCAAATTTGTAACTTTAGGTGATGGTGCAAATTATAATACTAAATTTAAAGTTGGTATTTCTAATGTAAAGGCAGCTGGTGAAGATGGTGGTACTGATTATTCAACTTTTACTGTAACTATTAGAAGTTATTCTGATATTGATAAGAGAAAGAGTGTTGTTGAAACATTTAACAATGTAAACTTAGACCCTGCTTCTCCAAACTTTATAGCTAGAAGAATGGGTGATTCTTATATTACAATTGATTCTGCTGGCAAAATCACACAAAATGGTGATTACGCTAATAAATCAAAATATGTAAGAGTTGAAGTAGCAATAGCTGGTTCATATCCTATATCAGCAGCACCATTCGGACATGCAGCATATATAAATCCAATTGAAACAGCAGCTGGCGATGTAACTAAAGTACCTGCGGTTGTATATCAAACAGGTTCAGCAGCTAACACAGCCGGTTCTCCAATCTATTATAGTGGATTTGATTTTGAAGGTGAGGGTGTATCAATTGATAACGCTCAATATTTAAAACCAATTCCTGATGGAGCATTATCAGGTTCAAACGCTGTTTTCGGATTTGATTCTCAATTATCATACCAAATGACTGGTTCAAAGGCAGTTGATATGGTTAAGAGACAATTTGTATTAGCATTCCAATATGGATTTGATGGTATCAATCCAATCACACCAATAGCTAAAGCTGGTGATGCAAATTGGAGCAATGCAAATCAGCAAGGATTCAATTGTTCAACTTCAGCAGCATCTGGTTCAGTAGCATATACAAAAGCAATTAACGCAATTTCTAATCCTGATGAGTGGGATATCAATATGGTGGTAACACCTGGTCTAAACTACCAAAGCCATCCAGCAGCTGTTCAAGCAGTTATTGATATGGTTGAAGATAGACAAGATGCATTCTACATAGCTGAATTTTCTGATTATGATGCAACAATTGCAGATGTAACTGAAAAAGCGCAAGGAGTAGATTCAAATTATGTTGGTACTTATTATCCTTGGATTAAAACAATTGATACAAATACAAACAAATTAACAATAGTTCCTCCATCAGTATTATTACCAGCGGTTTACGCAAGTAATGATAGATTGGCGGCAGAGTGGTTCGCACCGGCTGGTTTGAATAGAGGTGGTATCACTGGAGCAGTTAGTGTATTGAATAGATTAACACATGCAGAGAGAGACACTCTATATGAGAACAAAGTAAACCCAATCGCAGCATTCCCTGGACAAGGTATTGTAGCATTCGGACAGAAGACATTGCAAGATAAGGCTTCGGCATTAGATAGAATCAATGTAAGAAGATTACTTATCACAATGAAGAAGTTCATCGCTTCAACATCTCGTTACTTAGTGTTTGAACAAAATACATCTACAACTAGAACTCGTTTCTTAAACACTGTAAACCCTTATTTAGAGGCTATCCAACAAAGACAAGGTTTATACGCATTCAAAGTTGTAATGGATGAAACTAACAACACACCGGATGTAATCGATAGAAATGTATTAGCAGGACAAGTGTTCTTACAACCGGCAAAGACAGCTGAATTCATCGTAATTGATTTCAACATCTTACCAACGGGAGCATCTTTCAACGCATAATTTGAAAATAAAGGAATTGGATATTTATTAATATAAAATAAACGGAACAAAAATGGCAGAAATATTAGAATTTGATAAGATGTTCTATACGAACTTCGAACCTAAAATGAAGAACAGATACATCATGGAAATTGATGGTATTCAATCATATTTAGTAAAAGCTGGTAACAGACCTCAAATTAACTTTGAGAAAGTAACCTTAGACCATATCAACGTTAAAAGACAGTTGAAAGGTAAAGGTGAGTGGCAAGATTTAGAAATCACTCTTTATGACCCAATCGTTCCATCTGGAGCACAAGCGGTAATGGAGTGGGTGAGATTATCACATGAATCTATTACTGGTAGAGATGGATACGCTGATTTCTACAAAAAGGATATCGATATCTATATGTTAGGACCGGTTGGTGATAAAATCGAACAATGGAAACTTAAAGGAGCTTTCATTCTTCAGGCTAACTTTGGTGATTTAGATTTCACTTCAAACGAAGTAGCAACTATCACTTTAACATTAGCTTATGATTACGCTATCTTAGAATACTAATCTAAAAATAATAAAAACAATCAGGGGATATCAAAATATCCCCTTTTTTGTGCTTTCTAATTTTTTAAAAACTATGTATTTATATATACAAACTTAAAACAAGTAAAGTTATGACAGACAAAGTATATGATTTTCCAACGGAAGTATTAGACCTTCCATCTCAAGGTAAAGTATATCCACCAGAACATCCATTATCATCTGGGCAAATTAGAATTAAATTAATGACTGCAAAGGAGGAAGATATTCTTTCTTCATCTAATCTTATTAAAAAAGGATTAGCAATTGATACATTATTTGAATCTATTATAGTAGATGGTATAAAATCGGATGATATTATTATTGGTGATAAAAACGCTATCCTTTTAGCAACTAGATTATTAGGATATGGTGCAGAATATAATTTACAATTCTTTTCATCTAAAAAAGGTGAAACAATTAATGTAAATTTTGATTTATCTACAATCCAAACTAAAGAAGTTGATTTTTCAATATTCAAAAACAAAAATGAATTTGATTATACAACACCAAGTGGTACTAAATTAACATTTAAGATATTAACACATGGTGATGAAAGATTAATTGATAAAGATGTAGAAGCTCTTAAAAAAATAAATAAAGATGTATCATCTGAGATTAGTACTAGATTAAGATATATGATTAAATCAGTTGATGGTAAGAATGATTTAGCAACTATTAACAAATTTGTAAACAATATGTTAGCTAAAGATAGTAGAGCATTAAGAGAGCATATTAAGAGTATGTCACCTGATATGAATATGAAATTTGAATATACTCACGAAGATGGTGAGGTGGAGGAGGTACCTATTGCATTAGGAGTTGGGTTTTTTTGGCCTTCCTACCAATCATAGTATAAACCTTCATTCGCAGATTTTTGATATGGTTAATTATGGTAATGGATTTACTATGATGGAATTGTATCAAATGCCAACCAGACTAAGGTTATTTTATTATAATAAACTGGTGGACTCTAAGAAAAAAGAGAATGAGCAAGTAAAATCATCACAAAGACAATCAAAAGTTAGGATAAAGAGATAATTTCTCCAAATCCTAACTTTTTCTTTTATAAGATATTTATTATCGTATAAGTAAACAAATTCAAATATGAAAAAATACAAATTATCAGAATCTAAAATTAATGAATTTTGGGATTTATTTTTTAAAAAGAAAAAAACGCCATATGAAATTCAAAAAATAGTAGATAATGACCCTATATTAAAGAAATTACAAGCCGATTATGATAAACTTGATTCAAAGGCATCGGATGGATTAAAAACTATAAAAAGACAAGATCCTGATATTTTTAATACATTAGTTAAAATGGGACTAGCTCCAAAAGATATATAATCCATTTAAAAAATAATTAATGGCAGATTCCAAAAATAGTAGAGAATTAAACGAATTGCTTAAACAGCAAGGAGAACTTCAAACTCGCTTAAATGAGCAAGTAAAGGCTGCCGCAGTACTTAGTGGTAAGGAAGCTCAAGAAATGGAAAATAAAATAGCTAGTACTAAAATACTTTTGGGATTGACTGAGGAGGAAGCAAAAAAGAGACAAAAAGCATTAGAACAAAATGAAAAAAGACAAACTAAAATTAATGCATTAAAAGAAAAAGAAAAAACTCATCAAAAAGAATATAATGAATTAATAGATGAATTTGCAACATCTATTTCAAAAATGAATCCTCAATTACAAAAAGCTTTACAAATAAATACTAATAGTGCTGGTACTTTTGGAGAAATCGAAGGTAGAATTTTACAACTTAAAAAAAATGAACTAAACTTATCAGAAGAACAAAAGAAAATAAACGATAGTCAAATAGAAGCATTAAGTGGTTCACGTGATATGCTTATAGATGCAAATGATGAGTATATTAAGCAAATAAATAGTATGCTTGGCATACAAGAGGTAGATAAAAAAAGAATTGAATTTTTAGAAAAAATAAAAGATTTAGGGGAAGCTGATAGAGAATTGGCATTACGAGCATTTGAACAATCTGAAAAAAAAGAACATCAATTAGAACGTTTAAAAGAAATTCAAGAACAAACAAATGAGATAGCTTCAGAATTACCGGAATCATTAACATCAGCCGCAGGAGCAGCAAAAAAATTAATGGGAGCTCTTATAGCAGGTTCTCCTATATTATTATTATTTACGGCAATAGGACTTGCAGTTGAAGATTTTTTAGAATTAGATAAAGCAGCGGGTAAATTTAGAGAGGATACTGGATATACAAAAAAGCAAACATATGAAATAGAACATTCAGCTCATGAAATTGCATTAGAATATGCAAAGATGGGAGTGGATGCAGCTATTGTATATGAAATAACAAATCAACTTAAGAATGAATTTAGTGATATAGCTCAATTTAGTGAAAGTACTTTAGGTGCACTATCAATAATGACAACCAATTTAGGTATATCAGAAGGTGAAGCAGCTAAATTACAAGCCGTATTTGAGCAAGTATCTGGATTATCACAAGAAACAGCAGCTAATGTAGGATTGCAAGTAGCTAGTATGGCAGAGATGGCCGGTGTATCTCCTAAAGAGGTATTAGAAGATATTTCAAAAAGTGCAGGAATTACATCAAAATATTTTCATGGTGATGTTGGTTTGCTTAAAGAGCAAGTAATAAAAGCCCATCAATTAGGACAAGAACTTTCTGATGTTGAAAGGGTTGCTAAGAGTTTATTAAATTTTGAAGAAAACATTGGAGATGAATTAGTAGCAGCAACTTTTGTTGGAGGGCAATTTAATTTATCGCAAGCAAGAGGTTTAGCAGCTGCCGGTAAAATGGTTCAAGCTCAAGACGAGGTATTAAACCAAATTCAAAGAAGTGGAGAATTTTCCAAACAGGATGTATTCACTCAAGAGGCTTTAGCTAAAGCATCTAATATGACTGTTGAAGAGATTAATAAACAATTATCAATTAGAAAACGATTAGGAAACCTTACTACAGAAGAAAAAGAAAAAGCAACAGCTGCTATAAACGCAGGATTAGATATAACGGAATTAAATGATGAGCAGTTAAAACAAAAAACGGAAGAATTTGCATTAAATACACAAATACAATCATCTCAACAACAAATGGGTAATGGATTGAAAGCAATTGGTACTCAAATTGGTTCATTGTTATTAAAACCAATGCAGTTATTAGCAAGTGTATTTGAATTTATAGCACAACATTCATTTGTACTTTACGGACTTATGGGTGCTCTTGGAGTTGGTGCATTTTTCTATGCAAAATCTGTAAAAGAAGCTGCCGCTTCTAAAGCTCTAGAGGCAACGATGCAAAGTGCAATATTGAAATCCCAATATGAACAATTATTAGTATCACAAGAACAAGCAGCTCTTAATGCTGAAAAGGTAGTAGCAGAAGGAATAGTTACAACTGAAAAAGAAGCTGCAGTAATTGCAGATACTGCAGATTTAGGAATGGCAGGACCTAAAATAGCAGCAGCTACTACAGAGGCAGGCATAAAAGAACAAAGTGCAATTGCATCTATTTTTGCTGGAAATGCATGGATGGGTCCTTTGGGTTTATTGGCAATTGGTGGAATACTTGGATACTTAGCATCATCTATGAGTAAAGCGGGAGATGTAATGTCACCAGCTAATGGTAAAACGGTAGTATCAACTAAAGAGGGTGGTTTATTTGAATTATCTGCAAATGATGATTTAGTAGCAGCACCCGGAGCAGCAAATGCATTATCTGGTGGTGGAGGAGGTGGAGTACAAATGAATTTAGCAGCATTATCAGCACCATTAAACTCAATGATTAATGAAATAAAAGCACTTAGAGCAGATTTAAATGCAGGTAAGATATCTGTTTATATGGATGGTTCTAAAGTTACATCCGGAATTACTAAACAGGTTGAAAAGACAAGCAGAAATAGTTTTAATTTAGCGTAAATATAGAATAGCATGCCATCATTAAAAGAATTATTTAAATCTCAAAAGTTAAGCAACGGCCAAACGGCTCAACAAAAGTATGATATTCAAAATAGTAAAGAGAATAAACCTACTTCTGCAAATGCATTAATGACGGCAATATCATTTCCATTACAGCAAATAGCAAGACGAAATTTATCTGCAAAAGGTAGAGAAACTAGATTTGAGGAAGAAATAACCGGATTGAGAATATTAAAAAATGTAGCATCTCCGATTATATATGGTACTGATATTATTAGATTAAAAACTCGTACTACAACGGATTTGGATAATATGAGAGAAGCAGCGAATGGTAGTAATGCTGGTGGTATTCTTAGTGCATTTGCAAATAAGATTAAAAGTTCAGTATCTAATTTTTTAGGATTACCTCAAAGTATAATTCCAACTTTAGTATTTAATGATACTAAAAATAAGCTTACAAAAAAAGGCAAATTTCATATAGGGTTTAATAGAAAGGATAGTAGTGTTTGGAATACAATGACATCTTTAAGTGAAATAAAAGATGATGCGGCAGGTTCTTTATTAGGTAAATTTTTACAACAAAATGCGCAAGGTACACCAAATCAAATGGGTGGCCAAATTTTAGGTGGTGGTATTCAAGCAGCAAAAAGTGCACTTACTAAAAAATTATTTGGAAGTTCCGCAGCTGGTATTGCTGACCCTTTATACAAAAACACACCTACTTTATTTGTAAAGAATAGAAATAAATATGGACAATTAGAATTCAATTCATTGAAGCAAGATTATTCGTTATTTGAATATAAGCACTACGCAAATAATAATGTGTACGGATTTAATTATTCTCAAAAAATATCCCCAAAAAGTGTAGAAGTTGGCGATAGAGATGATTTATCTACAATTCTTACAAACATTGAAAATATATTTCCACAAAAGTTATTACCTAAAAAAATAACTAAAATACAATACCAAAACGATTACACTAATACACCATATTCCAAAGCTAAAAATGGAGTATTGGGCACAGTAAATGAATATGGTGATTACGTAGCAGAAAATTCATTAAATACTAAAAGAGGATTTACATACAATGAATTAATGTATGATGCTAATGGTAACGCAACTGCTATGCCTGGTAATTATGGAGATGCTTTAAATAGCTTAGTTGCTTTTAGTGAAGAAGACGAATTAAAATTAAATGATTATACTAAAAATTTAGATTTTATACCATTAAAATTTTATTCTGTTGCAAAGAAATCCGTTGTTATGTTTAGAGCAACAATAAGTGGATTTAGTGAAACTCTTAGACCTACTTGGGAGCCGGGTAAATTTGTAGGAAACCCATTTAACTATTATACATACAGTGCAATAGAAAGAACGGCAACATTTAAATTTAAAATATATTCATTATCAGCTGGAGAACATATAGCAGCATGGCAAAGAATTAAATTCTTAACATCATTAGTATATCCACAAGGATATAATAGTCCTGCCAAATATGTAGTACCACCATTTATAAAATTTACTTTAGGAGATTTATATCACAAAAAAGAAGGATTTATAGAATCATTAACATATACTGTGGATGATAATTATTCTTGGGAAACGGGCCTTAATGCAATACCTGGCGCTTCTGGAAATGGAGCTATTGGACAAAACGAATTAACAAATTATAAATTACCAATGATTATAGATGTCGATGTATCTATAAAATTTGTAGAATCGGCCGCATCTCATGGTAGTGAAACAAAAGGAAAAGATTCCAAAGGAAACGATATAACTATATTTAATCCAGCAAGTAATTTATATGCATATGGTAAGAAAGCAGATGATGCAAAAAAGAACATAGACAGTGGAGGTAATCCAAAAACAAATACAGCGGCATCTCAACCAAAAGCTAAAGATGGTGCTAAAAAAGAAAATCCTGTTAAAAAAGCAAATACAAAAGTAGATTTTTCAAGAGAATCAAATTTAGCAGCTGGAATGAAAGATGGTAGTGGTAAAAAGGAATATATTTTAGATGGTAAGAAAGTTAGTAAAGAAGAATTGGAAACAGCCGCAGGAATAAAAAAGCAATAGAATATGTCAAGTAGATATCAAAATAATAGAACTAAAAAAACAATTGATGGTAGAGAGGTATATCAATCAAAAATATATGCTAATATTCCATTGAGAGATGATGATATATATGTAGCAACTGAAACTGGTGATAGATTAGATTCACTTGCTTATCAATTCTATGAAGATGCATCTCTTTGGTGGATAATAGCATCTGCAAATAATATACACAATGCTGTATTTGGTTTTGAGGATGGGACAATATTAAGAATACCACAAAACTATTTAGAAATCGTAAATAATTTTAATAGATAATATGTGGCCTAAGCTATCAAATATAGAAGCAAATATCGCTTCCAAAATAAAGAATAGAAATAATGTAGCAGCTAGTACATTGAATTGCTGGGTAAGAGTTATTTCTGGAGCAAATGCTGGATTGATATTTGAATCACATCCCGAATATCCAATATTTTCGCTTGCAGGTGAACCATCAGTATATGGTAATTCAACAACAAGCGGTACTATTGGCACAGATTGGAACGGTAAAATAGTATCTACTAAAGCTGGTAGAGCATTAAGACCAAGACCAATTATAACTGGATTGGAAGTTAAAGAAGGACATGACCAAATATCAAGAGAAGCAACTTTAAAAATAAAATGTTTTACATTAGAACAATTAGAAAAGATTCAAGAATATTTTATGGAACCGGGTTATACATTGTGTATTGAATTTGGATGGAACACTCCAAATGCTGCAGCTGGTATAATAAAAACAAAAGAAATATTATCCGATGGAGTTTCATCAAATTTAAATCAAAATAAATTACATGCTAAACGAATTAAATCAAATGGAGATTATGATTCTTTTTTAGGATTTATAGTTGGTGGTAGTATTAGTAATGAAAGTGAAGTATTTGATGTTGAAATATCTTTAAGAGGGTCTCCATCTTTACCTACATTTATGCAATCTCATAATTTACCATTAGAAAAAAATAATAAAGGAGATATTGATTTACGAATAAATAACACAGGTCCCCACCCATTTCCATCAGCAGACGCGGAAAATGAAAAAGTTAATGTATTAGACCGAAGATTTATTGCAATGTTCAATGCATTGCCAACATTTAGACAAACGGATGATGTTAAAAACATATTAAAAGATGGTATTACTCCGTCGGTTAAATTAAATGAACTTGATTTTATAAATTTTGATAAAGTAGTTAGTAATTCTGTAAATTCATTTGCAGACCCATCTTTTTTTAAAAGATTTCAAAAAGGACAAGGAAAAGAAGTTAATGTTAATGGAACTGCTGGTGATATTCCAATAGAAAAAGATAAACTTTTTTCAAAAAATAGATATATTAGACTTGAATTGGCTGTGGCAATATTAAATAGAATTGGTGTTATTGAAGCATATCAAATAGGAAATGAAAGTATTGATTTACGAATTGATATTTCAAATTCTGTTATTGGTGCTTTTCCAAAAATCTTTTCAGCTAAAGCTGATAAATTACTAATAGCAGGTACACTACCTGATTTTAGTAAATATTTTTTAAAGCTACCAGAGGAAAACCAACAGGCGTTATATGATAGTGAGTTTATTGGACTTGGTGTCCCTTTTGTTGAAACAGACCCACTACCAAATGCCAATGTAAAGGGGTATAGTGAGAATGCTCAACATTGGGGCTATATTAAAAATCTTTATGTAAATTTTGATATGTTTAAAAATAAAATTGAACAAAAAAATAAAAACATAAGAGAAATATTTTTAGATATATTAAATGAAATGTCTGATGCAGTAAATTCATATTGGAATTTTCAAATAGTAGAAATTCAAGATGAAAATGGAAATATAAGTAAAGTAACTGAAATAAACGCATCTACAATTCCTTTATTAAATCCAACTAATATAACAAATCCAATAAAACTTACTCAAATTGAAGATACTAAAACTACTATAAAATTGGGTGTAATAGATGAGCATTGGATAGGTAAGCCACCAACGATAGAACCAATACAAACATTTTATCATAATGGAGCTAATTGTACATTTTTACAATCAACTTTAGAATCATCTATACCAGGTGAAATGACAAGTGCAATAGTTTCTAGAAGATTAAATGTTGTAACAAATCCGGATTCTCCTATAACAGATGTTGGTGGATTTTTTAATGCAAGTGTTGATTTATTTTTAAAAGAAGTAATAGCTAACGGACAGACTAGAAAAGTAACTACTGAAGCAGCGGTTGGTGACAGTACAAACCCACCAGTTAAAAAAACTGAATTAGAAGAACTACAAGAAAACAAGGGAAAGTTAGGTGTAGTTAGAGATACAGATGAATTAGGAAATAAAAAATATACATATAGTAAAACACCAGGACAACCAGATCCACCCAAGGTATCAGATGATGATATACGTGCATATGAAGCATTAGAAACAGCTATAAATGCAAAAAAAGAGCAAACGCAAAAACAGGAAAAAACAACTCTTACACAAAATTTAGATAAACTTGATGTAGTACCAAATCCAAAACAAGCTACACCATTAAAATTAGATAATTCAAGTATTACAGATACAAACAAATTTAAAGAAAATTTTGCAATATATTGCTTTAATGATACTTCATTTTTTGATAAAATTAAAAATAAAAATTTCTTTTTAAGTAAACCAACAGATAATTTAGTAAATAAAAATGGTTCAATAGATAAAAGATTATCGCACCCATTACCTATAAAATATAGTTTTAAAATATTGGGAACAAGCGGATTAAGAAGAGGTGATATGTTTAATATAATTGGTATTCCTACAAAATATGCAAAATATGGATTGTTTCAAATAACTCAAGTTGAACATACAATTGAAAATATGAATTGGTTTACATCAGTAAAAGGAGAATATAGACAAATACAATAATATGAGTATATACAGAGTAGTATATGATAGACTTAATAGAAGTAAAATAAATCAATTTGAAATACCAAATATAGAAACTCATGTGCCAAAGCCAATAGATACTGATTATACAACGGGATATATTACTAGATATTTTATACAAAAATCAAATGATATAAATTCTGTTGTGCGTGAAATATCAAAAACAGGATATCAAGAATTTATAAATAATAGTTTTTATACAATCGTAACATTAGATTGGAAGATAGCAGGTACTGCTGAAGAAATAAAAGAAGGAAATTTAAAATCGGTAAAAAGAGCAGCTAAGGTATTACCAGCTGTTCAACTTTATTTACCATACCTTTTACAATTTTCTAAACAATAATTTGGCAGTTTAAGAAATTATTCGTATATTTACATTATATAATGGGGATGCCATGGACTTGATTGCAATGAGAATGGTAGTACCACACGTAGAGAGATGTGCTAGAGCTCTTTAAATCTGCGCAAACAAACAACTGACGAAAT